TTTACGATCTGCTTATTGACCCGGATGGCAAGCAAAAAGCTCATGTCATGGAGATTTCATGGGGCGAGTTAAAGCGTACAGTGGAGATGAAGCCTGATCTCTATTTTGCTGACGGTATTGCCCAGTTAACGACTAAGCTGTCTCAGTATAAAGACTTGGATGCAGATGGTATCATTATCCGCATGGCTGAGTTCTGGGACGATACCTCAAAGACAAACACAGTAGTAACCTTCGGAGAAGATGCAGATGCAATCGGATGGAAAGATCGGCGATACCAGTATCGTAACGCCTCGTACTCCGCTTACAAGCGCAGAGTTTATAACGGGCCGCCAATCCTCCTTTATACAGGCCCGAATCCCTTCGCCCACAAAAGAATCCCGATTATTGATATGGCGTATGTTCCCATCAAAGGAGACGCCTACGGAATAGGGTTGATTGAGACCATCAGTGACCTTTGTGAAGGTATTAACGTCTTCACGAACATGATTACTGATAACTGGAACTTGGGTATTAACAGTCGTGTGGCCTATGATGTACAGGTAGACATCGACCACGATCAGTTGGACATGGGCAATGTCCCCGGTGGTAAGGTAGGCGTGGTTGGCGATCCCTCTAAGGCGATCTGGCCTTTCCCACACTTTACCCCGAATCAACAAGATTACATGATCTTGGACATCTACCAGAAGTTTACTGAAGCTGGTTCTGGTATTGATGACTTCTATTCTAAGGGCATCGGATCGGCTGGACCGAATGCCACTGCTTCAGGTACAGATGCAGCTATGTCGCAGGGAAGCTTCCTGTTCAAGTTACTTATTCGTAGATTTGAGTTGGAAGTGCTTCAACCTCTCTGTGAAATGACTGCCAGTATGATTCAGCAGTTCGGTACGGACGAACTCGAATGGAACATCACTAATGCGCCTCCGGGTATTCCTAAGTGGGGCCATGTTAAGCTTGCTGATCTTTTCGGTAACTATGCGTTTGATTTCGTGGGCGCTAACTATGCTACTGGCAAGGTAGTCAAGCAGCGTAACCTAATGGCCTTTTATAATTTGGCCATGCAATCTCCATATGCAAATCAAGGAGAGTTCCTCCGTGAGATTGCACGCTCAATGGAGATTCCGTTCTCTGCGCGATTACTCAAGTCTGACCAAGAGGTACAACAAGAGATGAAGGCTCAGACAGATGCACGACAGCAAGAAGAGTTGATTAAGGAATTGCTCAAGATTGAAGGCAAGGTTCTGAACACTCAAGCTGGAAAGCCAGAGTTCCGTCCTACGCAGTCAATTATGATTTCTGATCCTGGGCAGCCTCATGCAGAGGCGGTACAAGGTCAAATTGAGCAATACCTGGGCGATGCGGTGGAAGCTGTTCTTGGCCAAGCACCTATGCCTACCAGTCCACCGATTCATCCCGTCGGGCGGCCTAAGACCTCCCAGTTTGAAGGACCCATCCCGGGTGGGCAGCAACGGGATTCTCACCGCACGGAAGGTCAGTTGAACGGGCTTAACTCCCTTGGACTAGCGGGGTCGTAATGGACTTCATTAACGTCAAGGCTCTTAAGGGCGAAGAAGGCACGGGCTTTGAAAAGCGCGGCAACATGGGTCCATTTGCTTGCTACAATTGCGAGTACTTCGTTGGTGGTAATGCCTGTAACCAAGAAGACATGAAGAAGCTCTCAAGGCAACCTCGGTGGCCGAATGGAACAGTTGTAGTGACTGGCCCAGATTGCTGCGAGTACATCGAGCGTGTCGGGAAGTTCTGGCGCTAATGCTTAATGACCATGAAGTTCGCAATTTAACGATTCAAGGTGTTTTGATCTGTTTCTATGTAATACTTGCAGTTTTGTTTGCGCAAGAAAAGAAAACTTGGCCTATGTCTCTGTACTACATTGGATGTTTTATAAAAGACTCCGGTGTGTTAATTCTGGGACTGTGGTTCTTAAGGAAGTAATTTATGGCTGAATGTAAACCGGCAGCATCCTCGACAACCCCGACTTCTAGTTGCGAAGCTATCCTCACTGCGTTTCAAGCAGAGGGTCGCCCCGGTAGCCAGACGAACACGCAAGAAGGCTGTGTTCTTGGGGGCTTTGAAATTAAAACTCCGAAGGTTGGAGATGGCTTTATAGAATGGGCAATTAAGGGCTATGACCTTGAAGGTAAGGCACCAGCAGCCGTTACTTCGCCCGACTATGATAAGAGTGGCGATTGGCTGTTTGATAAGACTGCTATTCAGGGCGGTACCACAGTTTCTGAGGATGCAATCACAAACTCCAACTACGCCAAGAAAGGAAAAAAATAATGGAACTCGGAAAAACTTTGAACCTCGATGGAAAGGCTGCATACCAGCCGGAACATACCTACGCGCATCCGATTGCTAACTCCTTTGCGTCAGCAATTGGCTTTGATGCAACAGGTACTGTTGTGTCTCCTGACGTGCCGTCTTCTGGCCCCCAGGGACCGACTGCTGCACCGCCTATGCGTTCTGGCGCTCGATAATTAAAACCTGGAGGGGTTATGTTTAATTTGTTCAAATGGCTTTGGGGCACTCCTGAAGTCCAGTATAAGATAGTAGAAGTCAAAGCTCCAAGAAACGCGCAAAAGTGGAGCAAGGAAACCAAGGATGCCGTTTCAACTTTGCAGTACCATCCCGGTTTCATTGCTGTCATGGAGCGTTTCGAGTTGCACAGACAGATGCTGATTAGTAAGCTGGCCACGGAGTTCCACAAGGATCAACGTGAAGCTGACTACATTCAAGCAGGTGTCTATTGGTTGGGCTACGGGCAAGCCTTAGTTAGTGGTGCCGGTGCCGCTCCAACTAGGTCTGTCGTAGACCCTATGCAAGAAGAATTAGAAGCGTTTCGGGCGATTGACGAAACGATTGAACGTATCGGAATGGAACCGCCACAAGCGGGAAGTAATTAAATCTACCAGTTCCACAAGGACAGGTAACAGTTATGACCACGCCACAAACGCTAGACCAGATCGCACCCGGAGGTACTGTTCAATTGAACGATTCTCCAGGTGGTCTCGACGACGCGACCTTCGACTCTTTGTTTCCGGCTGAGTCGACCTCGCAGATAGTTACGCAGACTGTACAACAGCCTGTAACAGCTAAACCGGAAACACAGCAACCTTCGACCTCACAGCCTGAGTTCTTCCTAAAGGGAGAGCGTTCAGTCTACAAGAGTTCAGAGGACGCTACTAGGGGCCTCAACGAGAAAGATGCCCTGATTGAGCAATTGCGACAGAGATATGCTCTTACAACGGGGATTGACCCGATCACGGGAAAGCCTGTTGTTCTCAATGGAACCCCACAAGGTGCCACTGACTACAGCACGCAGCCCGATCTATACCTCAATGACTTGTACGAAGCCGCCAAGAAGGGCGGGCCAGAAGCTTACCGAGATGTCCAACAGAAGTTTATCATGGACACGGTTAAGCCTTTGCAGCCCATTCTCTTCAAAGCAGCCAAGGATCAGGCACTCGAAACTCTTGCCACGGAATTACCTGCGGCTAAGGGGTTCATTGGGACGCCTAATTACAACAAGGCCCTTGAGACCAATCCATCGTTGAAGCAAGCTATTTCTACAAGTGAAGCCGATTATCGCTTCCACCATCAGCTGCCGGGGCTATATAAGCTAGCCTATCTGACATCTCAAGGTCAGCAACTGCCAGAACTTCTAAAGGCGCAAGCCACTCAAACAACTCAAACTACTCAGCAGCCCGTAAGGACTACTGTCCAGTCTACCACCCCTTCTCCGGCGTCTTCAACTGCCCAACCATCGTTCAAAACGATTGAGGGTATCAAGTCGGTAATCAAGGATATGGAAGGCAAGGGCGTTAGCCTTAATTGGTAATCTGCTAGAGTATCAAAGGAAAATTGTAATGTTGAATTCTATTCGCTCCCTCGTCGGGATTCTGTTCGGCTTTGGTGACGACGTTGTAACTGTTATCACCGGGTCGGTCGGTACTCCCGGAGCTGCTGGTTCGCTCGCTAGCGACCAACAGACTTATTTCAGCGCTAAGCTGCTCGAAGTTGCGGTCTTGATGACCGTGCTAGACCAGTTCGGCGACAAGGACCCGATCCCTTCAAACTCCAGCAAGACCATTCAGTTCAACCGTCTGGAGAAGCTGACGACCTCGCTTACTCCTGCTCAGTTGATTGAAGGTATTATGCCGGATGCGACGGGCCTCTCGATGTCCCAATTCACCGCTGTTGCAGAACAGTACGGCCTCGTGCTGCGCTTGTCTGACTTGGCGGAACTAACCTCTAAGCATGACGTGGTTGGTCGTGCGTTGTATGTTCTCGGCCTGCACGCAGCTGAAACGTATGACATCTTGATCTATAACGTGTTGTCCAATGCTTCCAACGTGTACCGTCCTAATGGCAAGGTTTCTAATGCCACCACGACTGCTTCTGATAAGATTGGCTATGTGGACCTCACGGCTCTCCATGCTAACTTGATGGATCAAGGCGGACGCCCGTTCGATGACGGGGATTATGTCCTCGTGATCGCCCCTCAGGTCCATGCTTCTATGCTGCAAGACCCTGACTTCAAGGCGTCGAACCAGTTCGGTAAGCCCGAGCGTATTTGGCGCGGCGAAGTGCAAGAACTGTCCGGCTTCCGCATTGTCAAGACCAACGCTCCGGGTTTTGCGTTCACCGCTCAAGCCACTGCTGGCGCGGCTAACAAGCTCTTTACGAGCTTCGCTATCGCCCGTAATGCATATCAGATCAGCGACCTCCAGAACCTCCGTGTGTATGCGGCTGCTCCTGGCGGACAGACTGATACCCTGCAACAGACCCGTAAGCTTGGTTACAAGTTTGCGTTCAAAGCGATTATAACAAATCAGAACTGGATTTGGGAAGTAATTAGTGCTGGGCAGAACAGTATTAATAACTAGTAACCTCTTTGTTGTCAAGCACTTATGACTATACCTAAAGATCAGGTCTATCAAGGCTCTACTAAACAAGAGTACATGAGAGACCACTATCAGCGCAATAAAGTAAAACTAATTGCGGATGCTAAAGAGTATCGTCGCTTAATAAAGCGAATGGTAATAGATCACTACGGGAAGGTTTGTGGGTGCTGCGGCGAAGACAACATTGCGTTTCTTCAAATAGATCACATAGATGGCAAGGGTAACGAGCACCGTCGGTCCATAGGTAGAAGTAGTGGTATCGGCTTCTACACTTGGTTAAAGAAGAATAACTTTCCCGAAGGCTTTCAAACACTTTGCTGTAACTGTAATCTTGGAAGGCATCACAATGGAGGAATTTGTCCGCATCAACAAGAGCCAAGTTAAAAGTTTCATCCTCGCTGTACTTCACACTTTCGCAGCGAGTTTGTAAGTGTAACAGGGTGGGGCTGGTTTTAGACTAGCCCCATACCACTCCCTCACAAAGGGAACAAAGGATAACAACGATGTCTGACACAATCGGCTCGGTTTTACAAAGTAAGAAACATGTTTCAGAAGCTGTTCTATCTAAGCAGACGTTCAGGAAGAATCGTAAGACGGGCGAAGAGAGTGCTATTTCCGCCTCTGACGTTCTTAAGATGAACGAAGATAAAGCCAACTGGGAATGGGTTGAAATTCCCGACACTGATTTATTCGGGGAGGAACATACGGGCGTCTCGGTTAACTTTGAGCACTTTGGCCCTGGTAAGTATCACGTGAGCCCCGAGATGGCCTCTGAAGTTAAGCGATTGCTTGCTAACAGGCTACGCGGTGATATGCGAGTTCTACAACCAAAACAAGATGTCGTCATGGCCCGCATTATGCAAAAGACTCAACTAGGCGCACCTACAAACTCTGATCTTCGGGGTTTGAACGACTAAGTGAAGCAGACGGTGCTTGAATGCAACTAGTCAACTGCCAGGTAGAACAACCAATAGTTGGGACAAAGTGTTCTATTTGTGAGCAGACACTGTGGCCCAAGTTTCATCTGACACCAAAAGCAGTGGCTCGTGTACACTGGCCGTTTGGTGATGGACGAGACTGGATACTTTGCCAAAAACATCTTGACACCTTTGATGAGTGGTCCTGCTAATGGCCGAATTTGCACAAGCCGTCGCAAAGACTGAAATTTGGGAAGGCGGGTACTCGAACAATCCCGCCGACTCAGGTGGTGAAACCTATAAAGGTATCAGCCGAAGGAATTGGCCTAAGTGGGAAGGCTGGAAGATCGTTGACTCTTCTAAGGGTTATCCTGACTTCTCATTATGCCTAGACAAGAACCTAGGGCTGCAAGGTTTGGTTGTTGATTTCTACCATAAGAACTTCTGGGATTACGACGGCCTTAACGATCAAGATGTCGCCTGGAAGGTATTTGATCTAGGGGTGAACCTAGGAAAGTCCCACGCTGTTAAATTACTCCAACAGGCCGTGGGCACGAATCAAGACGGAGTGTACGGACCGAACACCGAGAGGTTGGCTAATAACCACCCCCCAGGGTCCTTAGCTCCCCTAATACGCACCGCAGCAGAGAATTATCATAAGTCAATTGTTCAAAGTCATCCACAGGATGCGGAGTTTTTACACGGTTGGCTACGGAGGGACGAGGCATAATGGCTTTCGATCTAAGTTCTTTAATCGGTGGTTCTATCGGTGATGCTTTCCAGAAGATTATGGGGGTGTTTAAAGTTGACCCCACAATCGCAGCACAGAACGCGACTGAAATTACAAAGATTCAACTTGAACTTCAAGGGAAGTTAATTGACCAAGTTTCTGCACAGTTGGCTGTCGATCAAGCTGAAGCGTCTAACCAGCGGCTCTTTGTCGCAGGCTGGCGGCCAGCAATTGGATGGGTCTGCGGACTCGGTTTGTTTGTCCAGTTTATTGTTAACCCACTGGCTACGTGGGGTGCCGCGTTAGCGAAGCATCCCATTGCTTTTCCTTCACTTGATCTTGGTACATTAATGACATTGTTACTCGGTATGCTTGGTCTCGGTGGAATGCGTACCTACGAAAAGGTTAACTCAGCTCCCGGCGCAGACAAGCTTCACTAGGACCCATAGGGGTGGTTTTTGGCTTATAATACTTTTCCACTAGTAAGTGACATCATCAACGGAGTCAGTCAGGACGTGCGCAACCAGCTGTCTGCCCAAGTGGGCACCGCTGGTCAGCCTGTCTTAATTGACTACACGAACCGTATTCATAAGCAGATGCTTCGGTTCAGCCGTTGGAATTTCTTGAAGTCCGAGCCTCAGTACTTCCTCACACAGATGGGGCAGTCGAACTATTGGATTGGGCCTGTAGGCCAAGGTCCAATGGGCGTGGTAGATACACTCTTGAATCTACCAGATGTGTACCAGTTTAAAAAAGATTCAGTATTTGATCTGTCAAACCAGACGGCTCTGAAGTGGCTGTTCACGCAACCTATGGGTCCGAACTTGATTACTCGGTCAGGCTCTGGGCGTGTAGGTCTGCCTAAGACTTACGGACAGAACTTGAATGATCCTAATATTCTTCAGATATTTCCACCCCCAAATAACGAGAACAACACTTCTCCTGTTCCTCAAGTTCCAGTAGTTCAGACGACCGCAGGTGGAGCACTGGCTCTCCGTACTTACTTACTCAAGATCACCTTTGTTGATTCTCTTGGTGGGGAGTCTACTTCTACTACTGTAGGTGCGCCTTTATTTATCCAAGCAAATAGCTTGGCCGTAGTAAAAAGTCCTGCAACTGGATACTGGGGAGTCTTGCCCGATGGAGTGTCACAGTCGGGAGTGCAATACGAACGATATAATGTGTATGCGGTTCAAGCGACGCTTACTAATGGTGTCCCACAAAATGAAGGCACAGAGACTTTACAGAACTCTGTGCCTATTCCTTTTGGTACTGACTGGACTGAGCCTACGTCTGGATTACTAACAAGCGGACGAGCTGTTCCACTGATTAATACCTTGCAGCCAATCGGCGCTTACGTTATTAAGTTTGAGTACTTTAAAAACCGTATTAAGCTAAATGCAACTAGTCAGTCTCTTCAGATTCCTGATGACTACTTCGATGTGGTTATTGCAGGAGTCACCTATCTAGCCTATAAGTTAATGGGTAAAGTGCAAGAGGCCCAGGCTCAATATCAACTCTACCGCGAAGGTCTGAAGGAAATGATTGCAGACAAGAACTTGTTCCCAGAAGGTGTAGAGTATATGAGGCCTGATAGTAACTCATATGTTAACACGCAGATACTAGGATATCTAGACCCGTTCTTTTAAACTGCATTGGAGGGCTCGTGCACTGTATCCTGCTTTTCTTAACTCTTTGTTCTGCTTTACGAGACAAGCCTGTCATGTTTTTAGCGGGTATGCAAACAGTAGCTCTTGTTGCTGATGGCGTTACAACTCGTACTAACGTAACCCAGTATGGATTTGTAGAGCAAGACTCGATTGACAGAGCGTTTATTGGCGCTCGACCTACTTGGGAACGCATGGCACCTGCGGGACTTTTACAGATAGCTGTTGGAACTTATATTGCAGAACGTATGCATCACAGTAAACACAAATGGGAACGCAAGATTTGGTGGGTCCCACAGGTAGTAGGCATTAGTTGGAACACTTCTGAATCAATTTACAACGTGGAGTCACGGCCATAGCTGAATTAAATATTATCGGGGCGAAAGAAGAGAACCGCTACTATCCATACCAGAGTGCGTTCCGTGTGACGCGGAAAAGCTTCTGGACTGCGGGGCAGGATAGCTTTACCACACCTGTTTCACAGAACCCGGATATGTTTCAAAGGCTCACTAACGCCGAGCCTGTGCTTCAGGGTAACATTCAGCGCCGGAGGGGTTACTCTTTATTCACTAACATTAGCCCCACGGTTCCGTTTACTAATGGGTACTCTTATCGCAATGAAAACACCTTAGCGCGTAACCTAGTTTGGACCTCGCCTAGTACTGTTGTAACTGCGGATGAGCAGGGAAACATAACTTCTAATCCTCTGTTTACTCCTAGTCTCACTGCGGGCGCGGTGCAAATGGTTCTCAGTCGAAGCTATGGGTATTTCGCAGATGGCGTTGCCGCTGATCTTGTAAAGTGGGATGGAACGTTCTCCGCGGGAAATGTTTCTCTGTGGGGGATTAACTCCTTTAACGTGGCGGGACTTCCGCCCATTACAGATGCAGCGACTGCTGCTTCGGATGTCAGTGCCCCCGGAATAGTCTGGTCTAACGTAAACAACTCATTTACGACAGGTTCCGCTACCTTCGCTACCACGGTTCTAACCGTGCCCGGTGGAACGGGAGGAGTCGTATCTGACTATCTCTACAATCACACATATGGTTTTTCACTACCAGCAGATGCAGTAGTCACTGGAGTAGGTGTTACTTATCAAGTAAAGGACACCAGTAATCCCTTTACCCCTACTATTCCCGCTCCTCTATATGTTGCTTTTCTTACGTTAGATGGCACAACGGCTGTAAGTAACA